CGCACTGATTGAATACAACATGCCTTCCTGCTCCTCAACAGAAATAACACGCCAAGTTGTTGGTTGAATATTGTTTGCACCTAGCCCGAGGCTTTCTAATACCCATACACTGTTGACGTTTGGGGTTGCAGCAAAGTTTCTGTCTACTGTTATTACCCCATTTGTAATATCAGTAACCCGCAGTTTTTCGTCATCAACTTCACCATCAACCGTGCCATCAGGCAAGATCACATACAAGAACGACCCAAAACCAAAAGTCAGATCAGTTGCACTTGTATCGTCAACTGTGATCGTGTTGCTGGTTGCAGCCTTGATACGGCCACCTTTTCGAGCGCCTGAAATCACAGGATCAGCAATTTGAATAATCGTTCCAGGGCGAACGACTTGGCCCGCTTCTAAGCCGCTAGTGAATGTGACAACCTCTTTTTCAAACTTCTCTGAGTACAGAATCCACTTGCCAATCCTTGCCGCTTGGCCTCGGCTAGTGCAGGCAAACGCACTGAACTCCTTACGCACCACGCCATATTTTGCAATCCCGTCGTGATCTTCAACTACTTCGTAAGCCGTATCCTGTAAATCAAGATCGAGATAGCTGACAACAACAACAGTCGGTCTAATTTTTAAGCTGCTGCCGCTATAGCTAAATCCTTCTTGCGTAACATTTGCAATCGTAAATAGGTAGGCAGCATCCTTTGGTGCGTCCTGCTCAATCGTCAGACTGCCTGCGCTCCAGAAGCCTTGGCAACGCATAACAGACAACAGGTCATTAACCAACTTGAACGATTCTTCTGCTGTTTGGATCGTCGTGTTGCAGCTAAACCGTGCCTCTTGACCGCCGAAACCGTCATCAACCAAAGCATTGCTGTAACGCGACGCAGCAAAAAACGCGTACTTATCAAGCTGTGCAACATCAATATGATTGCCGAATCCGTAGCGAGTATTTGTCAGCAAATCCCACAAGATAAAAGCAGGACAGCTACACCAAGTGGCAGCTGAAAACGTACCGTTCCAGATAAAATCATCGGGGTAGATAATTCTGCCGGTGTTTGAGTCAACTGTTACGCCTGCAGGTATGGCAACCTTGACGCCTTTGATTAAATATTTGCGTGATGGGATGCTGTTGAATTGCTCAGAATCAACCCGTAAAGCAACTAAGGCGCTGTTTGGATAACGCAGCTTTGCGTATTTTATTTCAACCAAACTTGACCAGCTAAATGCGTTGCTTAACAGAGAGTCTTCACTGTCTTCAGTAATTCGTTCAACTTTTATATTGACGTTGTCTGTTGGATTGGGGCGGTTAAGGGTAAGAAGGTAATCTTTTTGGTACAAATCAGCTGTGCGGCCTGAAATCGTGTCATCAATAACTGCATCACCGTAACCAGCACCCGCATATTCAATAAAAATCTTTAGTTGTACTTTGGTCCCTTTGGTGTCACCATTCGTGTTGTCAATTTTCTGCAACGAAGGGATTGATACCGTAACGCGCACTGCATCAACATTGTCATCAGTTACCGATTCAACAATCGGCACAGACTGCGTTACTTCTCTTCCTACGCTGCGAGTGTTTTCTGTCCCGCTAGTGACTGGAACGTAGGTTTGAGCTTGCGTCCCGTTGCGCGTGTAGATCGTAACGTCTTCAAAATTAGGGTCGCCAGTGGCACTCTCTAAGGCAGTGTCATTTAAAAATATTGATTTATTGCCATCAACTAAACCTTCAATCTCACCTTCAGAGATCAAATCAACGACTGTTGCGTACTGGCGCGAATCAAGGCTGTCAGGTGTTGTTTTAGGCGTTCTGCTGCCACCACCACCTTTACCACCACCACCTGCGCCAATGATCGTAGTCATGCTTGCACCTGCTCAGTGTCAATACCAGCCGAAACGACGACACTGCCGGTCAACGTTTTGCCGTAGACAATCGGTACTGGCGTTCCACCGCGACTGGTGTTTTGTACGCCTGAAAATGAAAATGATTTGCGCGGATCTTGCTCAGTGTCTGGGCCTTGAGCTATTTCAGGCGTTGGTGAAATTAGTTGTGCGATGCCTCCCAGGATTAACGCTCCACCAAGCAATCCAATTTTGGTAGCAAGTGCCCCAGCTATAGGCAAACCTCCCGGAATAAGCGTTAATGCCACTAGTGCAACTCCAGCAAGTATTTGACCAGTGCCACCACCCGCACCAACAACCACAGGCACGATCTTGATTTCTTCTTGGCCCACTGGATAATGCAAGTCGTCTAGCGTCAACGCACCATCACCCACCAAAATCTTGTAATGGCGATCAGCCATGTGCCGTTCCAACTGCGGGAAATTAGCAATCAGCATTCGCACTGCTTCTGCTGCTGACGACAGTTCAGCCTCTAAAACACGACGCCCGACAACCTTGGCAAGCTCCCCATATAGCCGGACTTTACGCAACATGACGCAACCGCTTCCCTGTACAGGATTGTAGCCATCCTCCATACAAATCCCTAGAAGACAGCCGTTCTGATAAGTGATGCAGCACCATCCCATCACCGATGTAAACCGCACAATGATTTAAACCAGTGCCATTGATCTGCATCAACAACAGATCGCCCCTGATCAATGACTCATCTTCAGTCAGCTCACGAAAGCCTGTCGCAGCCCAAGCATCGTTAAACATTGGGGATTCCATAAACTGCTTTGGCGTTGCTGGCCTATCCCAATCACGCAGGTTAATTCCTTCTTCGGCGTACCAATCACGCGCCAATGTCCAACAATCATTGATCGCCCACGTCCACTTACGGCCAATCAACGGGGCCTTATATCCACATGGAACGTATTCGTCCCAGGCTTCGGTTTGTGGGTTGACGATGTACCAAGGCAAACCGTGCTTTTCTGCTGAAACCTTGTCAGCCTCGCTTGCTGCCGGTGGAGTCTTTGGATGGCTGTGGACAATGCCAATAATTTCTCCTTTATCGTCAGCGGCTGCATAATCCTCAGGATTAAGCACAAACATGTCTTCCATATTGTGGGCCATGTTCCGGCACATCCAATATTTCCTACGTCCCTTAACGACTACAACAAGGCCGACAGCCTCCCATGGATAACGGTCTTTTGCGTCCTGTAACGCAGTATCGCGCCATGTCATGCGAAGAACGTCCCGATGCCTGGATACCCTCCAAACGGTAGCTCTTTATTCTCGCCAAACCTGCACTCGCAACTGCTTTGTCGTTTGCCGCAAACGTCTTCGCTGTCTACAGTCGTACCAACATCATTGGCAGTAAATCGCGTAAACGTCACGCCATTAACAACCTTGCCAGGACCAACTGTTGGGTCGTAGCCGCATTCAACTGACTTGTAGACCCATTGGCAACGGCTGATGCACTGACGTTTTGGTGCGCGTACACCAGCAAGGTCAAAAGCAGACGCAAGCTCAAACTCAATTAAAGTCCGATTTTCTGCTGACTTACGATCAACGTAATAAATTTCTTTGGGGAAAATAGCGGTGCTGTCTGGAGTGCCAAACGGATTTGTTCCATTAAAATCTGTTTGAATAAAACTATCATCTTCTGCCAAAATAAAACTGCCGTCTTCTGCTAATAAATAAGCCGGAACCCCTGGAAAATTTATGGCATCTATGTAACGGGCTAATGTACGGATGCGCGTAACTTTTGCGCCTTCTAACCCATTTGGCAACGTAGCAATCAGACCCGTGATGGTGCTGAAGAGATTGCTTAGTCGTAAAGTTGGACGCGGCAAACTGCCTTGCCCTGAGTAACTAAAACCTTCGGCTTCAAGCGGGATTGCTGTGTAAAGCTGCCCGCCAAACGTTATGGCCTGAAGGCCGCCTTGGTTTAACCCGCTGAAGTAATAAGTTGTATCGACTCCATGCTGCACTGAGTCCAGCTCAAGCTGAAATAGCTCAATAACTGCTGTTGGCGAAATGCCTTGCAGCTCACTAGTGATGCCATCACTGGACTCCGTGTCGGTGTAACCGGAGTTCCAATATCCAGTTACGACGTAAGACATGCTCAGCTAGTAGTGGCTTTCACCACTGCGAATCCAATCACAATCGCTTGGCTTAACGATCCACTCGTGATGTTTCGGACGTTAATACTTGCAGAACCAGCGGCAGGTTGAGCGTTGAGCAAATAAGAACCAGCCGTTCCACCACTAACGTGATTTAAAACAATCACGTCAGTCACCGCCACCGTTGTGTTGGTCAACGTAAATGAAACAGTTGTGTTTGCACCCAATGCCGCACCGTTCATTGTGATCTGACCGCACTTCTTGCTTAGCGTTACCGCTGTGCTTTTAGACGTTGCTTGTGTAACCGTTCCACCTTGGCCGGTTGCTATATAACCGCAACTATCACGCAGGTCTGTGAAGTTGGTGTCAACCTCGGTATGGGTGAGCGGGCTGCCCTTGCTCGATCTAGTCGTGACAGTCATTACGGCTCAAAGACTTGGCGGAATGTTGCTTGTATCGTAGCTCGGTTCAGGTAGGGGATCGACTTAGTCCACTGCTCACAAACAAATTTTGAACTGCTGCCTTCTCCAGGCGGTGTGAAATTAAAACTTTCCATGTTGTTTGCTGCTCTTGCGTCTAAAAACGTTTCGATAGTGTCCGCGTCAGTTTCAGACACCTCAAACGTGAGGCTAAAACTTTTAGGGTTCTGGTTTAAACCAAACGTAAGGAATTGTTCGTAGCCATCACCAAACTGCACCTTTCGCGTGACAGGGGCGCTGCTTTTTTGCACGCCATAGGTCGGTGTAATTGAAGGGAAATCAGCCATTAGCGGGTTAACAATCCTCCAGGTCGTTTTTGCTTGATTAGCTCAGCTTGGACAGCAGCGCCAATTGCCTTGCCCAGTTGCGAAGCGTTTGGACCGTCACCCTGAACAGAAGAGCCAGAAGCGTCAACGTTCACAGTCACATTAGCGTTACCGCCCATTGCATTATTTGGGATGATGTTACCTTTCGCTCCAGGTACAAACAACTCCGGGCCACGTTCTCCAACGATATAGGGCTTGCCCGCGTTTACAGGGCCACCATCAGCCCTGAATATGTCACCAACTGCGCCAAGAATGCCACTGCCGCTGCCCTTGCCTGAGCCGCCAAAACCCCCAAGGGCAAATTTCATTAACTGGTTACTGATGGTTTTTAAGACGCCGCTGGCTACTTCACCAAGCGTTTTGGTGCCCTCCACTGCGCCCATTATCGCGTCATGGACCCCGGAGCTGATTGTATCGCCAATGCCTTTGTAAAGAGCCTCTAATTTGTCTGCCTCCTCTTGTGCTTTCTTGTCGGCTTCAAGTTGCTTTCGTTTTTCTTCTGTAATGTTGTAATTTTCTTGCAGCAAATCTTTCAGTTGCTTAACCCTTTCAGGGTCTAAAAGCTTGAACCTTTCTGCAATATCTGCTTTAGCAAAATCAAGCTCTAACAGTTTTCGTCCAGCATCAGTCGCTTCAGAATCAAGTTGATTTTTTCTAGTTAGTTGCTGAACCAACGCTGTAGCTGCCTCTTGCTGCTTTTGAAGGTCTGTTTTTTTCTCAGTTGTTGTTTTTGTTTTGCCTCCAGGTTTTGTAAGAGTATTATTTGTTTGGTTAATAGTGTTTTGAGCTGTTGGTTGTTGCACTTGGTCAGGGGTTGGTGCCCCTCCTGTTACGCCTTGCCCTAAAGCTACGGTTTCCGCAATAAATTTTTGACCACCTGAAATTTGCCCTTCGATAAAGTTTCTAATTGGCTCAGGTATTAAGTTATAAGCGTTGCGAATAAAACCTGCTACTTTTTCAAATACGCCGCCAAAAGTATTTAAAATTCCGTCTCTAATGTTCTTGGAGGCGTCTAGGGCTTTTGTTACTTGAGCCCCAATAAATTTGCCAAGTTGTATGCCAAGGCCATCGACAAAATTGCTTATGTCAAGAAAAACTCCAAGGACTTGTTGGTAAGCTTTTTCTAATTCAAACGCAACGTTGACTCCAGTTATACCAAGTGCGCTAGCAATAGCTGAGTGAATCTCTGAAACAGCTCCAATAATTGCTCTAAGTGGTGCGACGGCTGCTTTAATGGCAGCCCCAAAGACCTCAACAGTTACTGCCGCCACCTGAAATGTGCCTTTAAGCAGCACGCCAAGCTCTGAGCCGTCGGCAAAGATATTTGTAAAAGCCGTCTGCAAACGTTTCAGAGAGCCATTGATTGTGTTGCCTGCCTCGAAGGCAGCTTTGGCGGCTGCGCCCTGGGCATTGCGTTGGTTCTCCAACAGCTTATTTAGCTTGTCAAAGTCGTTTAACAACGGCTGCAAAACTGGGCCAGCCTCTGTACCAAAGGCTTTAAGAATTGCGCCCGTATCAGCTCCAGAATCCTTGATTTTTTTCAAGGTGCCGACAAAACCATCAGCTGCAATCGTGTTGGCGTCAATATTGACCCCAAACTCTTTCAGCTTTTCTCCGACTCCACCAGACGCCAACTGGGCAAAGGCTGTCTTAAGTGCTGTAAATGTGACCTCTGCACCAGTACCTGTGCCAGTAATTTGGGCCACCGCTGCGTTGACCTCGTCCAGGCCAATGCCCAGGGCCGCTGCAACGGGGGCAACCTTTGCGATGTTGGCCGCATATTGACCAATAACAATCTTGCCGTCGTTTTGCGTCTGAATGAACTGGTCAGTGATGCGCGAAGCTTCTTCTGCCCCCAACCCGTAGGAGTTGAGAACTGACGTTGTGGCATCTGCCACGGTGTTTAGATCAGAAAAGCCACCAGTAGCCGCAAGGCTCGAAGCCTTCAGCACCTGCGCGGCAGAAGCTGCATCATTAAAGCCAGCAGAGGCCACGTCGTAAGCCGCCGCAGTTAGCTCAACAACGCTGGCTTGGCCCGACAGCTCACGGCTTACATCACTAAGACGGCCCTTCAATTCCTCACTGTTGACGCCAAGCGTGCGGACCTTTGCTTCCGCAAAGTCTTGCTGAGCCAACGTCGAAAAGGCAGAAGTAAGGACACCCGCCGCTGATGTCAGCAAAGCGATGGGCCCTAGAGCTGCCTTTAAAGCAGTGCCCAGGGCCGCAACACCTGGGACCGCTCCCTTTGCCGCTTTGCCAAAAAACGCAGACGCAGCGCCTGCACCTTTTGCAGATTTAGCCGCATTGTCTAATGCGCCTTGTGCGCCCTTGGCCTTATTTTTTAGCTGATCAACCTGTGCCTGAGTCCCCTTGATGGCAGACTTCGGCTGAGAAAAATCAAACTTGGCTGTAAGGACTGTTGTGGTCACATCAGCCAACTAACTTGTCCCAGCTTACCGCCGTTGCTGCTTGGCGCGATCCATTGCCTGCTGCTCCTTTTCAGCCTTCAGTTCGTGGTAGGCAGCAAAGTAAATAAGCTCCGCATCGGTCAATTCGTTGCGAAGCCTGCTTACGGTCATGCCTAATTCGCAGGCCAGGAAGAACTCAAAATAAGCCCAGCTGTCCTGCGTCAGTCGTTTTTTGCGTCTTCAATGTCAGGCTCTTCACCAAGGCCAAACAAAAACAGCTCAATCTCGTTTAACACGGATTCAGGTAGCTGCCGCTGAAGCTTATGGGCATCAGCAGCCGCAAACGCTTTAGTCCCGTCCTCAAGCTCTGCCATCTGGCACAGCATTTGTGTACTGATGTCCAACGCCTCTTCTGTACCTGCAAGGCTCTGGGCTTTCTTGCGGTCGGCGCGTGTAATTGGCTTGAAAAACAAATCAACGACTTTTTTGCCGTCAGCGTTTTTTAATTCAAATTTGCGGCGCTGGTTGAGGTCAAACGCCCCAACCAGCAGATCAACGGTGCGATTTCCAGCAGGCATTTAGACAACAGTTTTGTCATCTAAACTATAGCCTCATCACTCAAGATTAGAAGTGATGGTGCTGCTGGTGATGAAGTTGCAGGTAGCAACAACTAGTTCGCCGACGGTAGAACTGATTTCCATGTCAGTAATAATTCCGCCAAAAGAAACCGAATCAGTGCCGTTTGTGTTGCCGGTAGTGAACAACTCAAACGAAGCATCAGCAGTGTCAGGTGATTTGATGATGTCTTCGACAAACGCAGCTTGGCCCGTTGCATCTGGGTCGTAAACCAGTTCAACTGTTCCAGAGCCGGAAATCATGCTGCCAACGAATTGGCGAAAAGTGTTCCCATGAACTGTAGTGTCCAGGGTTTCTTTAGTGATTGACAGGCTCCAGCTGCGAGTACCAACAACAGTGGCAAGACTGCCGCCGCCGGTCTCAAATTCAACTGAACCAGATTCGCCTCGAAGTGTTGCCATGGTCAGAGTTCCTCGATGAATTCAAAGGTCACAGAGACCCGTGTTTGAAAGTAACCCTCTGGAGCTGGTGAAGCCAGTACCTCGGGGCCGTTAGGAGCGTCGAAGAAAACCCCCGACACGATCTCTCTATTGTAAAGGTCTCGAATTCGTTTACCAATTACCAAGTTCGCGCCAGGGCCGACGCCTTTGCCGCTGAAGATGTTGAACACGACAAGGCCCACGATCCGGTTCTGAGAATTGGTTGTAGACCCTTGGCTTAGGTATTGGTTGGCCCCAAACGTTGTTAAGCACTGCACAAATGAGCTATTAGGCGTGGGCTCAAAGGCCATGTTTTGAAAGACCACAGGGATCGCAGGACTGTTCGCTAACTCAGTGGCTAGTCGCCCTTCGATCGTGGCCCGCACTGAGTTGAGGTTTGTAGCTGCCATCAGATCTTGCCTTTCCTTTGAGCATCTTTAACAGCATCGTTGAAACGCCTTTGCGAATCAACCTGCAATTCTTTGGTGATGATTTCGGGGAAACCCGCAACCGTGCCCTGGGTGGTCTTAAAGTCGTTGCCCCATGAAGGTGGCAGGCCGGTGCCCATGCAAACCGGCTCGGCGTATTCCACGGCGTTGTGAACGTTGTAAACGTTGCCGATTGTTTCAGTGCCTGGTTGGTAGTTAATCCCCTTAGCTCCAGGAATGTTTGATCCTTTAGCCGCCGAGTATTCACCAGGTGGTTCTGAGTTGCGACTTATGGCGTTTTCACCGATCTGCCAACTTGCCCGCAACCTGCCGGTTTGCGTTGGCGTTGCTTCTTTTAACAA